TGTAGATATGAAGATGAATTTAGGAATTTCATAGGTGTATGGAAAGATGACGACTATGAAGAAATAGATGGCGAAGACTTAACTTCAAGGTTTGAACAAGAGTATAAAGTCGACCTATCTAGCGAGGACTTTGAATGGTCTGATGAATATAAAAACACAGGCAGATGCTATGATGAACTCTTTGATGAGTTAGTCTGGGCATGGTTCGAGGAAAACGAATAGTGGCAATATACAGTAAAAAATTGACTGGTATAGTATCCACGCGAAAATGCACGTCGCAAGGCGTAGGGGGTAGAGGTAGACGCTGTAAAGTGGCTATGTCTACCATGAATAAATCAAAGAAACGCTCGCACAAGAAGTATCGCGGGCAAGGGAGATAGTATGGAAATGATTAAAAATATGGGCAAAGGCATTAAGTATCAAGTTGATACCGATGGCACGCTCACTATAATTATAGACACAAATGTAGAGTTTGGCAAATCCGCTAGTGGTAAATCTACCATTATTGCCAGCAGCTCTGGAAATCAAAAAGTCGAAACACCTAACGGAGAGGCGTTTCTAGGATTAAATCTTTATAGGAAGTAGTAAAATGAGCAAGATTAACGATTATGCAAAGTTTGTGGACACAACTACAAGCAGAGAGTCTAAGAATTTCTTAGCATTTATTGATAGCACTAGCAAACTAGAAGCACAAGATAATATCAATGTGCCTAGAGTTATGACAAGTGCAATCGGTATGCTTGCTGAGAGTGGAGAATTTACTGAAGTACTAAAGAAAATGGTATTTCAAGGTAAAGAGTTTAGTGAAGAAAACCGCTTCCATATGAAACGAGAACTGGGCGACATACTTTGGTATTGGATTCAGGGCTGTATAGCACTAGGTTATACACCTGACGAAGTAATGGACGAGAATATTAAAAAATTAGAAGCTAGATATCCAAATGGCTTCGAAGTAGCACGAAGTGAAAAGCGTGAAGTAGGAGATATATAATGGAGTTGTTAAACGACATAGTTTTATTCCCTTATTATACCTTTAACTACATCTTTAGTTTAGCTTTCTGGGCAATATTAACAATTTATACATTAAATTGGATAAATGAAAACAACAATTCTGACTATTTTCAGTATAAATGGAACAGAATGTTAGATAACATGCACGATTTCTTCCTAAAGTTTAAGTTTTGGGGTAAGAAGTGAGTCAATATAGCGAAGTAGTAGAGAAACAAAGATTACTAATCGCTGCAGAAGAATGGGCAGTTGGAGTGAAATCACTTCATGCCCATAGTAGTAGTTCGATGCATTATGATGATAGACCTGAAGATACTGATGGTAAGTCTGTAATCGACATAGAATACAATGGTGGGTGGATAGATAGACATCAAGATGATAAAGTTATCCATACATTTGGAAAGAAATTTAGTAGAAAAGAATTGCTAGAAGCATATGGGAGAGTTCAAAGTGACCAACGCTAAGCCTAGACAAGAAAGAATGGCTGATGAATATCATGATGCAGAACAAAAGTATGGACACGATGAAGCTGTACATATATGTAGTGAAAAGTGGGGTTTGAGTATATATCGAACTCTAAAAGAAATAGAGAAAATTGAGGAGAACTTATGGCTGTAAACTATACACCCGAAATGGTCGACCTAATGAAAAGTAGGTATAGTGCTAATCCGACCAGAGAAACAGTAGAAGAGTTAGCAAATGAATTAAATAAGAGTATAAAGTCTGTAATAGGTAAACTTTCTAGAGAAGGTGTCTATGAAAAGACAGAATATTTGACCAAAACTGGAGAGAAACCAGTAACAAAACGAGAGTTAGTAGAAAAAGTAGCTGAGATACTAGCAGTAGAATATCAAGCCCTAGCGGGGTTAGAGAAATCTCCGAAGTCTAGTCTAAAGTTGCTAGAAGAAACTCTTATCATCAACCTGAGACCTGAGGAATTCAAATGAGATTATGTAAAGTAAGTATAAAGGGAAAACAAGAGTATGCTGAAGTACTTGGTTTGACCGACACCCCAACGGGTGTGAAAGCGAGATTAAGATTTGCTGATGACTCTAGGGACTTATTGCCAGTAACACAAATTCGTATGTTGCAAGATAAAGACCTAGAAAAACTCGGAGTAGGCAAATTAGCTAGAAAACTCTGGGGAAGCTAGTGGGCAATTGATGTAATTATCAGCTCTTTCGTATAAATTACCTCACTTTATGTGGGGTTTTTTATTATTGATTTATTACGAATTGGTGGAAGTTAAGAGAATTTGAGACGAATTTTTAGTAAGATGTTAGAAGTTGTTGTTGGATTGGGTTCGTTGCGACTTTATTTGGTTTCTTTAGTTGAATTGATTAACACAATATACTCCTTGATTCTCTCCAGAATTTTTCAGATTGGAGTATCGCATCTTCCCCCGCTGTCGCTCCTCCGATGCTCCTACAGAAGATTCTGAGATTAGGAGTGGTGGAGTACTTGGTGATTTGTTTTGATTACATTCTTAATTTATAGATATATTTTATCACACTTTTTGAAATTTTGCAAATTGTATTTTTGCTTAGGTGATTATGCGAGGGGTTGGAATGAGTTTTTGGTACGAAAAAATAAATTATTTTTCAAAGATAGTAGTATTGTGATGATGATTTTTTATAGTTATGACCATCGTTCACATCAAATGTTTAGGTCTTCGCTTTAAATGTCTGGTATTTTCTTTCGTAATTTTTTGTTGTCTCTTGACTGCGGCTGCTTTTAGGCGCTTTCTTTTTTGATTAGGTTTTTCGAAGTATTCGCGTTTCCTTACCTCTTGGACAATGCCTGCGTTCATGCACTTTTTACGAAAAATCCGTAATGCACGCTCAAAAGGCATATTTTTAGAGTTAACGCTTGGCATCTGTTATCCTATCAAAAGTAAAACCTTTCTTTCTCATCTGGTGCACTTTACTACGAATTGATTGCCCACTACGTCCGAGTTGGGACGCAATGATGTTCATAGGCGTATTGTTGTAATGCTTTCGCAGATATTTTATTTCTTCGTCAGTCCAAGTTCTCATATAGTTATTATACTAAAAAGAGAACCAAAAGTCAAGAACTATTTTTGTTGAACTTCTAAAATATCTTGACTGCGCGCTTAAATAGTAGTATAATATATACTGAATGAAAAAATAAAAGGAGAAAACGCATGATAATTCAAGGTAGTATGAGATACAGTCCAAGCGGGCGCAAGAGAAAGACAAATGCTTGGAAGAAAACGAAAAGACCAGACTTTAAAGCTCAGGCACAAAAGAAGTTCAAACCAAGTACAGAAACGATGCAAGAAATACCTAGTATGAAAACGGGCAAATATTCAGCTCCAGTAGATAACTCGTGGAAAGTAGAAGAAAGTAAAAAATATCCAGTTGCACCTGCATATAACAAAGGTGCTTATCAAGTTATACCAGCATCAGATATCAAACATATAGGGAAATAACATGGAGCTACTCGGATTTAATGAATACCAATGGCTTGTAATAACTGTTTGTATGACTGGTGTCGGCTATACTCTCGGCAAAAGAATGGGAATATCTAATACCCTCGATTATTTAAGGGGCAAGGGCATGATAGATTATGATGACTGAAAATAGTTCTTGACATCAAGTTCAAAAATTGGTATAATAACGAAGTAAGTGAAAAATTCGCTTACATAACTAACTGCTTACCGAAAGGGAGCAAAGCGTGACCGTAAAGGCACAAAGGAGAAATTAACTATGGTAGCAAATATACATAGAGAAATACTTAAAAACTTTTGGCTAGGACATAATCCAGAATGGTTAGACCAGATGGAGACGAACTACCCAAGATATAATATAGTGGAGGGCAAAAGTGGATTCAAACTCGAAATCGCTGTGCCCGGTTGGAGTAAAAAACAACTATCCGTAATTCAGAGAGATAACGAGTTACGAATAAAGGGTGTTAAAGACAGCGAAGGAGGTGATAATTATCTTCATCGAGGATTAAGCGGAAAGTCATTCGACAAAACATTTATCCTCAATTCCGACCTTAAAGTAGGAGACATCAAACTATTAGATGGCCTACTCACAGTCAATATCACGAAGGACGCAAGTAAAGAGGTAGAGTTCGAAATTGACTAAGAATAGCGGGGGATTCCCAAATCCCCCTCTTTCCTCCACATAGGAAACCAAATATGAAAACAGGAAGTAAAGGAATAGATTTAATAAAGCACTTTGAAGGGTGCGAGCTAGAGGCATATAAATGTCCAGCTGGCGTGTGGACTATAGGATATGGTCACATCAAAGGCGTGAAAGAAGG